CAATACCCGTCCTCGGAACAGCCGTAGGCGCGGCTGCAGGTGGAGCTCTCGGAGGACTTGGCGGCTTAGTGTCAGATGACGAAGAAGAAGTTGTGAGAAAACATAAAAACACTGCTAAACGCAGGTTTAAGAGTGTTAAAAAGACAAAAAGTGTAAAGGAGAGTAACCTTTATCATTTTATTAACCAGATTACGCAAAAAAATTACAGTACTGCAGATAAGTATTTACAACGCGAAATTGATCGCCGCATAAAGGCCAAAATTAGCAACCTACTATAAGACCATGAGCCAGGATATTAAGACTTTACTTAAAGAAGCCACTAAGGATCTTCTAACAGAAGCCACACTTAACACCATCCAGCAGTCTTTCGATACTGCTGTCGGTGAGAAGATTAAAATTCATGTTGAAAAAGCTCTAATCGAGCAAGACAACGATTACGCCAACAAACTCGAGAAGCTTGTGTCTACTATAGACAAGGATCACGCAATTAAGCTAAATCGCGTTGTCGAGGCTATTGATATTAATCATACTGATAAACTTCGCAGAGTAGTCGAAGGGTATGAAAAGGCTCTAAATAGCGAAGCCGGTAAGTTTAAGAATGATGTTGTCGGTACTCTTAGTAAGTATATGGATCTATATCTTGAAGAGAAGATCCCTACAGCCTCTATTCAGGCAGCTGTAAGCAACAAGAGAGCCAATATGGTTCTTGCAGAGGTAAAGAAGATTCTTGCTGTAGATCAGGCGATGGCGCAAGAATCTATTAGAGAGGCAGTTCTTGATGGGAAGAAGACCATCGATGAGTTATCTGAGTCTCTTAGAGAACTTAAAAGTAAGAATAAGCAGCTCGAGGAGTCTGTTCATTCCGTTAAAGCCAATTTGCTAGTTGAAAAAAATATCTCCAATCTCGAGGAGAATAAGAAAGGTTATATGCAAAGAATGCTTAAGAGCAAGTCTCCTAAGTATATTGCAGAAAACTTTGAATATATTCTCGGGTTGTATGATAAAAACGAGCAAGAAACCCTAGATGTTCTAACCGAACAGGCTTCACAGCAGACTATTTCTGCAGATGCCGAGATGCCGCCTCTTATTGAGGAGAGTGTTGAACTAGATGGTGCATTTAATACTTACCTAGGAGAACTTAGGAAGTATTAGTCAGTTGTAAATGAGGTTAGTTAATAACCTGAATAGATAATTATATTTTTTAAAAAATATAAGGTTTGACAGTTAAATAGGAGAAAAAGCATATGAAATCAATTCGTCCATCAACAGCGTACATCAGTGAGAATCGCGCTAAGACGCTATTAGAGAAGTGGAAACCCGTGTTGGAATACAGCTCTGATAATGTCCGTGCAATTGAAGATGATCATACCCGGTTAAATACAGCTATCCTTCTTGAGAATCAGGAGCAGTGGTGCACAGAAGCATCCAACTCTAACGGCGGCGGAGTCTTTGGCTCAGCTGGCGGTCAGGGTGCCTATGGCAACCAGTTCCCGTCTCAGAATGACAGCGCGTATGCGCCCGGTGACTATCGTCTTCCGAAAATTCTTATTCCGATGATTCGTCGTACATTCCCTGAGCTTATCACTAACGAAATCGTTGGTGTGCAGCCCATGAGTGGTCCGGTTGGTCTTGCTTTTGCTCTTCGATACAAATATGAGCCTACTTCTCTAGGTTATCAGTCAGGGTCGCTCGATGCCAGCTCTACCAGGCAATATGCTGGTCCGCAAGGCAACGCCCTTTCTGCTAATCCGGAGTTAGGATATCAGTTCCTTGATACGCGGTACACTGGCACGTCCAGTGGCCAGCTATCAGGTAACAGTGACTTCTCGTTGTTAACCCAAGATACGGGTGTCGCTCAGTTACTCAGCCAGTTTGAGTTAACTAGCAACATTCCGCAAATGGTTGTTTCCTTCGAGAAGACAGCTGTTGAAGCTGGTACCCGTAGATTAGCGGCTCGCTGGTCAGTCGAGTTGGAACAAGATCTGAAAAACATGAACGGTATCGATATCGATTCTGAACTTACGAATGCAATGTCGTATGAACTTCAGGCCGAAATCGACCGTGAAATGATCATCAGAATGATCCAAACAGCACTCAACGGAGGTCTAAATACCGGATATTCTATCTGGTCACCTGCTTCCGCTGATGGTCGCTGGCTAGTTGAGAGAAACCGTGACTTCTATCAGAGACTCATAATTGAAGCTAACCGTATCGCCGTGCGCAATCGTCGTGGTGCCGCCAACTTTATTGTTGGTACACCTCGTGTTTGTGCGATCTTGGAAATGCTCCCTGAATTTCAGTGGGCCCCAGTCCAAGGTAACGTCAATACGCAGCCCGTCGGAGTCGCAAAAGTTGGAACTCTCGGTGGAAGATTCAACGTATACCGTGATACTCGTACGGAAGCTCAGTTCGAAGCAAATGCCGGTGGCAACTTCACAGGACCGAACTATCCGGCATCGAACGGTACCTATACTCGTACCTCTCGTCTTGAGTACGCCCTCTTGGGCTACAAAGGACCTGAGTTCTACGATACAGGTATTATTTACTGCCCGTATATCCCGGTTATGGTACAACGTACAATTGGTCCGAACGACTTCTCACCTCGTGTGGGAATGTTAACGCGCTACGGCGTTGTTGACAACATCTTCGGTGCTAACTTGTATTACCACGTTATCATCCTCAAGAACCTCGGTCAAGCGTTTACGCCTGGCACACAGAGTGTTTATTTCTGATAGTATAGGCTATCTTAAATCTGTAGATCACAAACCGCACTGCGAAGCAATTTGCAGTGCGGTTTTTTTATGTAAAAAGAGATAATATAATATCAAATTTCTTAGAGAAAAGGATATTTGGAAGAATAAGTATTTATATGTCAAGAACATATAATGTTAATGTCCCGGTAACCGCATATTCTCAAGTTTACACTATTGCAACCGCCCCTAGAAGTGTTACTGTTACCTACACGCTTTCAGCAGAAACCATACTGGCGACACCACCTTTATCCGGTAATGATAGTGTTTGCCAGTTCAAGTTATCAGCTAATTTTGGTGCTTCGAGTGATATTACTTTACTATCCGCCACCCCCACTGGAATAAAGCTATTTTATCCGTCTATCTTCGGCGACCAAGCTTTCCACGGTTATATCGCAACATCTACAAACTCGAATTCGTCCTCTGGATTTACGGTTACCATAAAATTTAATGACTTAAATTTCTTTAATACATCAATTAGTTTATCAGGTAATAATACGACTAGCGTCATTGTCACTGCATCTTCTACCATAGATAACCCGATGTATACGATAGATGGAGCTATAACAGATAGTGATAAGGTAAACTCTAAATTTAAAACTGTAGGTAACCATGTAAGAGGTTGGTCGTTGAACGGTTAATATTATTCAAAAAAACACCCGTTACATTTATTGTAACGGGTGTTTTTATCTTTAGAGATTACTGTCTAGTTGTTTTAAAGTACTCCTCAGATGCGTTAGTAAATACGGGGTATATTAACTCTGGTTTATTTGCTCGGGTAGGATTAATGTCAATACCACCGCGGCGTACATACAGGCAGCAAACCATTAACTCGTCGGGTTTAAGTCTATCAAACAGGCGCTTGTAGATAGTCTCGCAGATCTCTTCGTGGAAGTGATTTTCATCTCTGAATGAAACAATATACTTCAAGAGCGAGGAGCTATCTATAGTATGACTACCGCGATAATGAATATATACATCGCCCCAGTCCGGTGCGCCTGTTACTCTGCAGTTACTCTTCAGTAGAGACGAATGATATTTTTGAGTAGTTGTACTACAGGTATTATCATTACTCTTAATAAGATCCGGAGACTCACTGTATATATTACACTCTGTTCTCATATTACCAGTAGCTCTCTCCAGGGTAATATACTCCGGGAGATCTGCGATAACTGAAGTATATGAAGTAATTGTCTTACACGGGTCAAACAACTTAACGGTTACTCTAGTCTCGAGATATGCGGATAGATCGTTAATTATAATCGATTCGAGGGCGAGGCAAACTTCCTCCGGCTTATATAACGTAAAGTATGTCATATTAAAGGAATTAAGGTATAGCTTTAATGACTTCGATTCTACGATATACTTGCTGCTTGCAGGGTAGGTGATTTTAGCAACACAAGTTATAGGCAAACCGTTCGAATTTAAGCACGATACTTCGTATGCATTCCACACATCGTAACCGCAAAACGGTAGTTTATCATCTGATATATCAAGGTGCTCTCTATTACTAGAGCGTAGCTCTCTTACTAACAGAGAAGGATCATATTGCTTAATATAAGCGCTTGTCTTACCTAGGTGTTTTGATATGTTTGTATTATCTAGTGTTGTCATATTTTAACTTGGCATCAAGTATTACTTTAATTGTTTGAACGCGGTTTATCCACCCTGAAACAGATACTACTTTATTTTCTAAGTTCTTGTAGTTTCGAAAAAAGTCCTCGCATACATGTAGAAATATGCTATCAATATCGGTTATATCATGGTAGTTATTTGGATTATATAACGGAATACCGAGGACTTTATAATCGTGAATACCGCTATCGATCATATTCATACAACCAACAATTTTGCACTCGACAAGGGTACCTCTTTCGATAGGTATAGAGCTATATATAAGAATATCTAGCGGGTCACCGTCTTCTGATAATGTTTGAGGTATAAAGCCGTAACTTACCGGGTACCTCATCGAGCTGATGAGACATCTATCGAGTCTGAATAGGTTAGTTGGTTCATCGTATTCATACTTCGCGCTAGTATCCTTAGGTATTTCCACAATAGCGTTAACTATGTGCGGTGCACTATTACCAATAGGTATATCTATGAGTTTGATCATAGAACGTTCTTGATCTGCTGAAGTCTCTCTTCAACAGTACCGGTTAGAGTAATCATCTCTTTACCTGTTATAGTCTTAAAGCGGCCTTTATGGTCGTTAAATATATCTATTATTTCATTTCTAAAGTCTATATCCATGCTACGGACACCATCGTTTACGAGAGGTATACACGGATCAGTATAGAATACCTTGCTATAGTTCTGTACGGTCGCTAGGTAAGCATTACCGGCAAATTCATATATATAACGAGACACCTTGTTTTTATTATATAAATAATTGGTGTATACTAGACCATCGAGGGAACATCGATCGAGAACCGCATCGCTCAGCGTACTATTCTTAATATGATCTGCTGTTATAAGAGATTGTGTATAATTATAGTTAGCTGCTTCGCTATTGATATCAACGCCAAACTGATTCTTGATACGCCGGGTTACCTCGTTAATAAAAATATAGCCTTCAAACTGCGCCATTTTCTTACACTCCTGTAATAGGGTAGTTTTTCCGCTACTCTGACATCCGCTAAATGCGATTAACATACAGATATATTACTTGCCCCACTTACCACTGTCAACAATTAAGGCAATTTTAGATAGTAAAGCTATATCACGAAAAGCATCTTCTACAGGCTCGTTAGCGGCCTCCGTAATACCGCGTTTAATTACCAGATTAACGAGTCGCTGAACCTTGTCGTTAATTCTGAAAATTATAGCCGATAGCGCTACTTTACGACCGTCGGGGTCATTAAGATCTTGACCTACAGTTATATTGTTCGTACCGTAATCGAATTGCTTACGAGTAAACAATTCGTATTCTTCGGTCATTAATTCTTTCAGCCTATCACAAGTTAGAGGGTACTTGGCTTCGATCTCTGCGGTTATTTTAGTTTGATTATTAGTATCCATGAATTTTTGAGTATAGAAATTGAGTCCACATACCTACTGATAGTTCATGCAATTTAGCGAAGACCGTATCAGGTTCGAGGTGGCTTATCGGTATTTCCTGAGCTGATAAGATTTCGCCGCCATCTACTTCCGAGGTGACTCGATGAATAATGCAGCCTGATGTCGGTAGTTTTAGATCTATTGCTTTTTGCTGAGGGTCTCTGCCTTTTAGTTGAGGGTATTTGGTAATAAACCCCGGATGACCGTTAAAGATATAATACCGGTCACAAACAGCGGCTGGTATGATTCTTAACCAGCCATTTAATGTCACCACAGTATTAAAAGACTTACCGATATAATTAAAATAATCTTCTGCGACGGGTTTACTACAGGTGAAGGAGATATGAGTATGATTAATTAGCTCCTTATTAATACCATCGGTAGATTCCTTATTAGTGAAGCAAGCATCGGGGTATCTTCCTAATTGTTTAGATACTGCATTAATCTCTGAACCCGTCTGAGAGAAAAACGCCAGCCATCGGGTATTTTTACTCATTATCGATTAATGATACGCTTGAACTGCGACGTATTGTAAGTGACGAGCTCGCGAATATCATCACTAGCCGGTGCATTAATTAAGTCGGCGAGCTTCGTAGATGGTTTTACTGTTAACCCAAAGTCCCCGTTATACCGAAGACCTTTGAGAGCTGCGACTACCGGATTAGAGGTATCGCACGATCGGATATTATGAATATTGTTAATTACATAGTATCTAAACTCCCGCGCAAGCGAGGCGCCGAGTAGATGATGGGGTTTATTCCAGTTCCAGATGCCCTCGTCAATTAATTGCTGAATAAATCTCTGTCGACCGGAGCACCACAGACTTAGCTTATCCTCCCCATACCCAGCGAACTCGTAATATGAATAGTTGAAGCTAATAGCGATATAGTCAGCATTCTCCGACATATATCGATAACACTTAACCAGATCGGTCCAAGTGTTACCTTGTACCACACCGATTTTACTAATTGAATTAGGGATTTCATTGTAAGTTCCTGTAAATTTGCTAAAGCTATCGATTGTACCAGCTGAGGACTCTAGGACGTCGGGTACAATATAGTAGTTTGGCTGCAGCTTATGAATCCAGGCGGCATATTGAGCGCTGTCGAAGGCCTGTCCCAGTTCGAAGATAGAGTTGTCGAGCAGTACTTCAGCTCCGTATCGTGCGTTAACTGTAGTAAACCAGTTACGATACGCTTCATTTTGATCGAGCAGGTGTACCAACGCATACTGACCGTCCGAAAATTTGAGTGAGTCTGGAAATAGTGAGATAGGGCACTCGTGATATACCTGAATATGCTGCATATATACTAGATCATATATTGTAAATATTTTATATCAATTTTTTATGTAATAAATGGACTAGAGAATAGCATGCAGTTTCATATCATAATGTTATGAGTAAATATTAATAGAGTTAACATGAATTATCCAACATACAGCGGAATGTATACCGGAATTGTCGTACAGACAAACGACCCCCAGAAGAGAGGTAGAGTTAAAATATTTGTACCTCTTATTTCGCCTTCTGTTTATAGTGGTTGGAATAGCATTAATAAGGATAAGCAGTTTAAGTTTATCGGTGTTAATACCTACTCGGATCTCACATCGGTTCTAGAAGAGTTGAAGCAAGTTTTGCCGTGGGCAGAATATGCAGCGCCCTTAGTAGGTGAAAATTCCTCAGGTAGATATAACCGAGGCAGTAATGTAGGCTCTATCAGCGATACTAGTAATATTGGTACGTTTGTATCAGATAATAAGACTGCGAATATAGACCCTAGTAAGGTAACAAAATACTCGCAAAATCAAGATAGTATTGGTGAAAAGCCAGGTAATAAATACGACATCGACTTGTATCGCGTAAACGACGCATTTAATGAGCCGGCATTGAGTAAGTCTAACCAGGTAAACAAGTATTCGTTTAACTACATTCCAGAAGTTTATAGCAATAGTGCAAAAGGATCTTTCTCAATACCTGCAGTCGGTTCTCATGTGTGGGTATTCTTTACTGCAGGTGATCCGCTCTTCCCAGTGTATTTCGCTGCATCGTATGGCAAAGAGGATTGGGCATCTATTTACGATGACGGTGGTCTGGATTACCCGGGGGATTTTGAAAACCGACCGCTCTCTGGTGCAGATTCTAGAACTATTGATACGGATACATACCGAAACAAGTACGTAGTAAATCAAAAAGGCGGTACTATACAGATTACCAATTCTGATAAAAGAGAATCTATAAAATTTTCTCATTACTCGGGATCATTCAAGGAATTTACTAATTTTGTTAGTATTGAATTTGCAGCTCAGAACGATCAGAAGCTAGTAATAGGCGATTTGTTTAGTACCGTACGCGGAGGTAGTAATACCTTTATTCAAGGTGAATCTGATAGTATTATACAAGGAGATTCTTACATTAAGGTAGGCAATCTCAGAGACGATCTGCATAAGAAGTGGTATGATTTAACTCGAGACATATCTAATATTAAACAGTTATTTGATATTAAGCGAGCTGAAGCAGTAGTACGGAACGGGTTAGCTTTAACGTCTCCTGATCAAACTCAAGCCGGCTCATACGCACCGTGCCCGGTGTGTGCAGAGAACAAAACATTTTACTGGAATCTTAACAATGCAGTCGGTAAGGTCGGCGCGGAAGGTTCATTCTCCCTGTCAGAGGGTGGTGGTCCCTACACCATGGGTTCAGTCGGCGAAGTAGGTCCGCAGTCTTTACCTGTGTGGGGAACGTTCAGACAGTCAGGTATGATATTCGGAGAAACTTGCCCTGCTTGTGAAGGTAGCGGCAAATCACCTAGTTCAATGGATGGCAATTGGGGTATTGAGAGTAGGAAAAGTAATATAGGTCAAGTTATAACTAATAAAACTAGTGCACTAGCAGCTATTGAACGTCAGATGGGTACCGGTGGCTCACAGATTATCGATATTACTAAGCACAAGTACGAAACTATCGGATTAGTGATGAACGATTCAGGATCTATCAGGCTAGATACTAAGGGTAAGATGTCTGTATCTAGCATTGTAGTACACCCCGAGGGAGTATTTGCCAGTAGAGCTCCTACACCTTTAATAGAGTATGTACAGGTAGATGATTTACCGGGCGGTAATTATACCCTCAACGTTTGCAATAAGTATACAGTTCAAGTGGGAGCTGGAGGATTAAATCTTAAGTCATATGGACCGGTTAACATATCCGGTAGTATTACCAATATAGCAGGTGAGCAAGTTAATATCGGAAGTAGTAATGAAGTTAATATAGATGGAGGCAATAGGGTTAGTATCGTAGCCGATGTGGTGTCTATATCACAACGGGAAAAACTGCAGGTAGTAGTAGATAGCTCACTTGGAGTTAATAAGAATCTTATCGTAGGCGGTGGAGCTCACATCGAAGGTGAGCTTACAGTTAATCATATTACCGCGCCTACAGAAATTCAGGAAACTGAATGGAATACCGTGTTTGGTAAGCCTTCGAGTATTATTCCTGGTATAGGCATCGGCGGAAAGATTGGTACTGCTGCTACCACCTTCTTTGCTTATACCTATGACCCTATAACACAGACTGATATACCTAACGGGGTACCGGCTTATATAGGGGTAGCTGATCCGACGGTACCGGTGGGATATGCATACCCAGGATCAATTGTGTCAATTGGACTCGATCCGCAGGGTGGTACTGTTACTTCAGTCAATACAAACCTTGTGCCTGTATTCGGCAGCTTTATACCGTCGATTAGAGGAACCTACCTCGGTCTACAAGGAATGCCGGTTAATGGTATACGAGTATACGGCTCAATGGCTGACGATGACTGTCTCGTTATGTCTCCTCATTCACATAACTTTAAGAACTTACCGTTAACTCTTACTGAAGATAATAAAGAAACCCGTGAACGTGCTGAGAGTGATAACAGCTCTACGAGAAACCCTGCTGATCCGATCAGCAATTCTAAGAAGTAATCTAGTAGATTACGTCCAGCTCTGTCGGAGTAACCGAATACCAGAACTTATCGCCGTACTGTTTAAGTGAGGCTTTCTGCTTAAAATTCTCAATTGATATTTCACCGACGAGATGGACTTTGTTAGGTGATTGTTTGGGATCACAAATAGCAAGAACATATTTCTTAACTCTGCTTTCCTCTGTCGGCATTTTTGAAACTTTTAATTCTGGCTGACGCCCAGTAAATGAAATCGTCTTAACATCGGTACCATCCGGAAAATCTGCTCCGCCGTCGCCGCGGTTGTGCCATACCTCTACATTCAGGGTCGTATTGGTCATGATGCTGTATGCAGTTTCACCGAGTAAACCAATTGCTATATTATCAGTATTCCACTTATTGGTATAAGGTTTGGATGCTTTAATCTGTGCTGCTACATCATATGCGACGGCTACTTGCTCCTGAGTTAGATTAAACGTTTTCATAACCTTATTTAATTACCGATGAGTCATATATCCATATCTAATCCTTGTTTATTAATATAAAAAGCGCCAAATATGACATATTTTGCCACGAGCAGGTGACTGTCTTATCAAAGATCTGATCATAGTAATCAGATATAGGTAGGCTCGATGTAGTGATCGTATTAATGCATTCTCCGTTTACCGGGTATACTGATTTACGTAGATATGAGTAGCATTCTGAACTGCTTAAATTAAACTGCTTTAGTGTCTTTTCGTAGAAAACCGGGGTGAGAGTGGAGTCATTAACCATCTTTAATTGCTCATACAGCAGATCGAAATTTAAATCCAAGTTGGGTTTAAGAGAGATACCTCTAATTGTAGTTTCACCAACTACAATTGATTTAATAGGAACAGACTCGTTGAAGATTAATCTATCCTCATCGTATCGATTTTTAATAACTGATCCTAGCAGTAATAACGGTTTATCCGATTTAAGTAGTGTTGTATACGCTTCAACACGAACCGGAGCTTCAGCAAGGCTATAATGTACCATAGTATATGATATATAGTAATCTTAATTTCACAATTTAGTATATTGTGGTCTTATACATACCAGTACGCTCGTCATATTGACGACAAGCAGTATCGCCTGTTGACAGTTTAACGGGAACATTAACGGTATTATTACATACGACCGGTGTGCCTGTGATAGTATCGTTATTGTAGACCGTTGTGTGGAGCATGCCATTATCACTGTTATATAGTCTTACATTGTTACCGTTGACGACAGGTATTTTATTCATAAGTTAGTATACTGTTTAAATACCCGAACACAAGAATAAATACTTTAAATTATGGCTGATACTATTACGAAGATTTTGTTTAGAAAAGGGTTAGATATCGTACGTCGCACCGGCGGCGGCTTTGGAGTTACACTCAACGAAGGCGAGCCAGGCTTTTGCTTAGATACCGGCAGGCTATACGTAGGCGACGGTAGCACGATCGGCGGTAGACATATTGGAACCGTAAATCATGGTACCGTTCAAACCCTTACCAGTAATAATAGTAACCTCGCATATTATAGTGCAGCCACTTATCACACCTTAACCTCTAACGGCGTCGACGTAGGTGATATTGTGTTTGAAGCGGATCATTCGATCATGTGCTATGTTTCAAGTAAGCACGCCTTTTCGGACGTACCAGCGCTGAGTGATCTCGGTAGATTTAGTCTAATCGGTACTCTATCGTCGACGAACGGTATCTCTAATATTAAGCATGAAATCGGTACCCTAGGTTCTGTTATAGCGCATTATTATCTCGATCCAACATATTTTACTGTTGCTGGTAATATGGTGACTATCTTAACTCAGTTTACAGTAGACGGTGCAGCTGCATTTGGTGACACTGTAACCATCGCAGGCGCAACCACAATTAATAATTCACTTAAGGTACAGGCCGCCGGCGCTCTAATAACCTGCACTGGTAATATATCAGCAGCAGGAATTGTATCTTCGAACGATGGTAGTGCCGGGCATACCAGCGATTATTGGTATAGTTCGTGGACTAACCTCCAAACAAATAGCGCTGGGTGGACAGCTGCACAGACATTGCTCGCCAGCTTGTCGCCTATTGCCTGGACTTCGCCAATCGGCAGCGCTACCGGTCAGTCGTATACACAATACTCAGGCGGAGTCACTACCGGAGCTAAGCTCGGTATTAATGTAATTAATTCTACGGTAATAGGCCTAACTATAAAAGGTCTGGATACTACTACCACTGCCCTCAGCGTACGCGGAGCACTTGAAGTATCCGGAGATATTACAGCATTCTCAACCTCAGACGAGAGACTCAAGATCAATGTTGCCAAGATTGATAATGCTCTCGATATTATCGAGAGCATTCAGGGTGTAGAGTTTGATTGGAACTGTGACTGGAAGAACGGGCCCGATGCCGGCGTTATAGCACAGCAGGTAGAAGAGGTATTCCCGATAGCCGTGATAACCCGCGAAGATGGGTTTAAGGCGGTAAATTATGATAGACTAATACCCTTATTAATTCAGTGTATTAAGGAATTAAAAGCGAAACTAAATGAATGAAATCTTTCTCCTTTTGCTTAACCAGTACTAAACTAGAGCCACTCGTACCTATGGTACTCGATCATTGGTTCTTTAGTGATCCAGTATTCGGTATGACTTTTACCTACCCCGCTACAACTTACTGCGGCACTCTAACTACTGCAAGCGCGTGTCCGGTAGTCGGAGATGACTGTTTCTCAGCATCGGTATGCGGAGGCTATTTCTTCCCGTGGGGTTATCAAGTACAGGATGAAACAAGTCAGATATCGCTGGGATATCAAGGTAAATTTAAAGGCGATGTTACGATCACATTTGTACCGTCCTGCCTTAATATTCAATATCACGACGTATTCAAAATATCATACGATTTTAGCGACGGTACAGTCTTCTCAGTACAAAAGAATGTAATAGCACGGCAATTATTTGATTCCGTCGATCAATATATACAAGATATTGATCCAAACTCTCCTAAATCTGTTAATGTCTCGCATGTATACTACGCTTCATCGGTACCAGTAACTTATACCCCATCTATTACTGTATTCTACGGTGATTGTACGTTTGTGTATTTTTACTTCAGCTTTACAGTATGGCCTAACTCTATTTACGAGATTGATAATGTACACCTAGTTAATGCTGTACAACTACCGCGACTGGTAGATAACAATCTAAATATTTTGGAGATCGAGAGCGAGAATCAGATTACTAACATAATTATTACCCCCAACTAACATGGCGAGCATTCAAAATTTTGGTGACTTTCAACGGAAAAGGCGGCAAGAGTTTATTAGAAGTGAGCATCTCATCATGGAAGTACAGCATAGTGGCATAGTACCTAGCCATATAGGCGAAAAGCAAGCTGCGCCTATTTGCTATGCAACTACGGTATACCCGCTAAGCGGTATGCTACTCGGGTATGAGGGTATTAGTGCACGCGAGATAATAGGACCATTTAAAGGAGATTTTGTATTAGAGTACGATTATACCCCGACTCTAGATACGCTCTATAACGTTATAGATACGTTCGTATTTATCTTCTCTACGCTGAATGCTGCTTATAGATTTAGAACATCTAACAGTCTGTCTGATACAGATGGCACGCATATTACAAAGTTGCCGATTGCAGATGTATACACAGGGTGGTCGGTCCTAGTACCAAATTCGGAGAATACTATAAGAGCGCCATTTTACCTCCCAGAAGATACCGTACATGTAACAGTAGCAAGAGTAAATGATACGATAACTGGTACCGTTAGTTCTGCAGCAGCTGTTGCATCGGTATCGGCTCTGTATGCGGGAGCCACCGTTAGTATGCTCTCTATAGGCGGGTGGGGTGCCTATGGGCTTAATAAAACAACGAATATAGGATTTACAGCAGATTGCGGCCTGGTCATGCCGCCTACTCCTACACCTACTCCTACGCCTACAATCACCCCTACAATTACGCCTACGATATCTCTCACCCCTACAATTACGCCTACGATATCTCTCACCCCTACAATTACGCCTACGATATCTCTCACCCCTACAATTACGCCTACGATATCTCTC